GACGAGGTTTTGTCTCTGGGGCTTTGGTATCGGGATGCTTTGTGTTGCGTCGAGTCGAACAATCATGGGTTGACGACGATCACGATGTTGCGCCAGTTGGGGTATCCGAATCTGTTTCGGCGTCGTTCGTTGAATCAGGCGACTTCTAAGGTGTCGCAGGAGTTTGGGTGGAAGACGACTCGGACGACGAAGCCGTTGATGATTGACGATTTGTCAATGTCGTTGCGGAACGGCGAGTTGACGATCTATGACCGTCATACGATCGCGGAGTTGCGGACGTTTGTCCGCAACGAGCGGGGGTCGATGTCTGGGTCTCCTTACGATGATCGTGTGATTGCTTTGGCTTTGGCGAATCAGATGCGTAAGTACGCGTATGCCCCCGAGTTTGTGCAGAAGGTCGACGATTACTGGACTGTGGACTGGTTTGCCCGTTTGGCGCAGCGTTCTGGCGCTGTGGGTGACGATTTGAGGATTGGTGCTACGACGGTGCGTGGGACACCGTATTTATCTAAGTAGGGATTCCTACAACCCGAGAGGTGCCTTTATGGCAGTGAAGAACTTCGTGTCGTTTACTAGCGGCACGGAAACCGTTGACGGCCCGAAGGGTCAGAACAACAAGATGGAGCGTGGTGGTTCTGTCGTGTCTAACCCGATTTGGGAGCCGGCGGCTCCGAACTCGCCGAAGCAGCGGTTGAGTGACCCGAAGTACGCCGAGCAGGGTGACATGGGCCGCGTTTCGGTGCGTGACACGCCGGTCAACCAGCATGGCCTCGTCGGCAAGGTTGAGCCTGCGAAGCCGCAGCCTGACCTGAAGGGCCATAACGCAGCTCCGCACACTAAGCGTCCGTAACTGTGGCGGTTCTGCCACCTGATGCGACGTTTGATGATTTCGTTTCATATACGGAATCTCTTCGGGGGCCTTTGGGTTCGGATGAACTCGAAGACCTGTGGGAGTGGCGTCAGAAGCTCTTGACGTTGCGTGTCGACACGAAGGCGGGTTGGCGGTCGCGTGCGTTGATGCCCGATGAGCAGCACCTGACGAAACGTGAAGTTGACGAGAAGCGGTTCGCTGAGGCGAAGTCTCAGGGCCGCAACATTGAAAGGCTTTCCGAGAAGGCGATGTTCTGATGCCTCGTAAGACTCGTAGCGAAACCCTGGATCAGTACCGGCAGCGCATTGATCGTGCGCGTCGTTGGCGCGACCAGGAGGGTCTCGATGAGACTTGGCGCCGGCTGAACGATTTGTATCGTGGCCGGCACTGGCCTCGGACTACGACGGCGAATCGTGACCTGATTGCGGTGAATCTGTCGTTTTCGACGGTGAATGTGATCGCCCCGTCGGTGTCGGTGAATCATCCGAAGATTGTTGTTTCCGCTAATGAGCCTCAGAATAGTGACAGGGCTGCGTTTGTGGAAGCGGTCGTGAACCATATGTGGCGGCATCACGATTTCCGTACTCCGTTCCGTCGGGCTGTGAAGGATTTTCTGATCTTCGGCCATGGTTGGGTCAAGGTGGGTTGGAAGTTCGTCGAGCAGGAAATGTCGCTGTCGGATGCCGAGCAGCAGGAAATGCTCGATCAGGCCATTTCGGAGGTGGATGCGTTTGCTGCTGAGGCGCCGGCTTTGGCCGGTGGTCTCCCCACTGATGATGAGATGGCTGCGAACGTCCCACAGACGGCGATGATGGTCGTGGAGGATCAGCCGTTCGTGGAGCGCGTTTCCCCGTTCGACATTTATGTCGATCCTGAGGCGACCTGCATGGATGACCTCACCTGGATTGCCCAGAAGATTGTCCGCCCCTTGGAGGAGGCTCAGAACGACAAGCGGTACCGGCCTTCGGTGCGGAAGCAGTTGACGGCCGATGGGGGTGTGAACCCCATGTATGCCGCCCAGTATCTTGACAACAAGGAGTACCTGTTCGACGAGGAACGGGTGACGATCTGGGAGTATTACGACATCCGTTCCAACACCCTGTCGGTGTGGGGGGAAACGTCTGACGAGTTCCTGGTCAATCCGATGCCGATGCCGTATGCGTATGGGCAGCCGTTTGTGATGCTCCGCAACTATGACGTTCCCGACTTCTTCTACCCGATGGGCGATTTGGAAGCCATCGAGTCGTTGCAGCTTGAACTCGACAAGACGCGTTCACAGTTGATGAATGACCGTAAGCGGTATGCCCGCAAGTACCTGTTCCATGAGCGGTCGTTTGGACCTGAGGGCCGTGAGGCTCTTGAGTCTGACGAGGATGGCCGCATGGTTCCTGTGGTGGATGAGAACAAGCCGCTGTCGGAGGTTGTCATTCCGATGCCGCAGATACCGATTTCGCCCGAGATTTATGCCTACAGCGAGATCATTGAAACGGACATCAACACGGTGTCGGGGATTTCGGAGTACGCCAGGGGTGCGATGCCTGAGATTCGCCGCACAGCGACTGAGGCGTCGATTATTGCTGATGCCCAGAATGCCAGGGCGTCGGACAAGCTCGCCACCGTGGAGCTGTCGATAGGGATAATCGGCCGGCGTGTCATCCAGTTGTTGCAACAGTTCATGACTGGCGAGTCGACGGCCCGTGTGCCGAACGCCCCGACCGATCTGTTCGTGCCGTTCAGTCGTGAGGACATTGTCGGCGAGTACGATTACAGCGTCGAGGCGGGTTCAACACAGCCGTTGAATGACACGATTCGCAAACAGCAGGCCGTGTCGCTACTCAACGCCATGGGTCCGCTTGTGGGCACCGTAATCGACCCGCAGGCGTTGGCCGCTCACGTTCTCAAGACCGGTTTCGACATTAAGGATCCTGAACGGTTCCTGATACAACCCCAGGCTGGACCGCAGGCGGGAGGCCCTGAAGGCCCACCCGCCGCTCCCCCTGGCGGGGTTCAGGAACCAACCAGGGCGCCGGCATCCCCCATGCCGCCCCCTGGGGCACCGCCAGGAGGGGCTTTCGCTCCCACTGGCGGGGTTCCTCCAGAGCTGCTGGCGCAGTTGAAGAACCAAATGGGGCTTGAACTACCTTCGCTGTAACCCCGTCATGTGGGACAGCGTGATTTACCTTATAGGAGCAACCGTACAGGACTCCCTCAGAAGGGACATGAAGTGCCCGAAGAAAACATGGAAGCAACGGAATCCGCTGCGGCGGACACCCCAGAGGTTTCATCAGAAGCGATAACAGAACCTGGAGATGTCTACACCGTCAAGGTTGGCGGGGAGGAGTCGCAGGTCAGCCTGTCAGAGCTTCAAGACGGTTACCAGCGCCAGGCGGATTACACCCGCAAGACGCAGGAACTGGCAGAAGAACGTCAGCGTTTACAGCAGGCTGAGGCGATTGCTTCAGCTTTGGAAACCGATCCAGCAGGCACCATTGCGGCGCTTTCGTCGGCTTTCGGCGTGACGGACACCCTACCGGCTACCGAACCGAACTATTCGGACGGTGTCGAGGAGGATCCGACGACGAAGCGGCTAGCGCATCTTGAGGCCCAGGTGGAGCGGCAGGCGCAGACAAACAGACAACAGGCTTTAGAGCGCGAAGTTCACAACTTGAAGAAGAAGTACGGCGATTTCGACACGGCAGAGCTGTTCCGACATGCTTTGACGAATCGGATTCCCAACCTGGATGCCGCTTTCACGCACATGAAGTACGGGGAAGTGGCGGACACGGCTGAGAAGCTCCAGAAGGACCAGGAGATCACCGATGCGAAACGCGACGCCACGAAGGTGGCGAGCGGCAGCGGCACCCAGGCGGGGGCCGTCGTGTCGGATGGTGGTTCCGAGGGGAAGCCGTCTTCGCTGAGGGAAGCGTTCGCTCTCGCCAAGAAGCAACACGGCACCTAACAAACCCTTAGGGGGGTGAGAAACTTATGGCTGGTAACAGCTCTTTTGATGAGATTCTTACCACCACGTTACGGAACTATGTCCCCAAGCTGACAGATAACATCTTCAGCGCAAGGCCGTTGTTCTACGCTTTGACGAATGGGCAGACCATTCGTCGGATCAGTGGTGGAGCGAAGATCGTCGTCCCGATCATTTACGGGACCAACTCGACCGCTGGTTCATACAGTGGCACGGATACTATCGACATCACGGCTCAGACGGGTATTAGCGCGGCTGAGTACGACTGGGGACAGTATGCGGCCACGGTGACCATTTCGGGCATCGAGGAAGCCAAAAACAACGGTGAAGCTCAGATCATCGACCTGCTGGAAGGCAAGATCTTCCAGACGCAGGAAACCATCATCGAGAACATGAACACCATGTTCTGGGCTGATGCAAGTGGCAACAGCGGCAAGGACTGGAACGGTCTAGCCAACATTGTCGGTGGAACCGGCGTGACCCTTGGTGGAATCGACCCGACTGCCGCAGGCAACTCGTGGTGGAAGTCCACTGAAGTCAATCAGAATGGTGCAATCACTGTAGCCAGCATGGCTAACATCTATAACACCATTTCGGTTGGTAACGACCAGCCGACTATCGGCATGACCACGCAGACTTTGTACGAAGCCTACGAGGCACTCTTGGAGAGCCAGATTCGGTACACGGATACCGACATGGCTGACGGTGGGTTCCAGAACCTGCTGTTCAAGGGCTGTCCCGTGACCTTCGATGACGCTGCTGCCTCAGGTCAGTTCCTGTTCCTGAACACCAAATACTTGCAGTTGGTGGCTCATAGCGATGTCTGGTTCAAGCCGACACCGTTCGTGCGCCCAACCAACCAGGACGCTGTGTACTCACAGTTGCTGGTCTACGGCCAGCTCACATGCAGCAACCGCGCACGACAGGGTTTCATGTACGGGGCTACCTGATCCTGATGGGACGAGAATTCGCTAACGTTTACAAGGTTGGCTCACGCCCATACGGGCAGCCCGCTGGTGGCAACTTTCGGGATTCGACACCGCGGCCTCAAACCGTGGGGTTCTCCCGCAACATCCAGCAAGTCAATCCGATAGGCGGCGAACCCGTTGTCCCAGAATCGGTCAAGTGCAGCTCTCTGACCCGCGACGGGGTGCCCTGCAAGGGGCGCCCCGTCGGGGACGGCGACCTGTGCGTCTTCCATAGGGAGTAGACGTGGACATTTCGACCATGCGGTCGTATGTCCGCTCGGTGGTTGACATCGACTCGTCGGACATTTCCGATGATGTGATGAACCGCTTCCTGGGTGAAGCCTACGATGTGATCGTCTATTCGGAGAAACGCTGGCCGTTCTTCGAGGTTGCGACCACGTTCGACACTGTGGCCTCTCAGAAGGATTACACGGTCGCTGTTGTGGGGGCGTCGGTCACGAACGGGTTGCGTGAAATAGCAGCCGTCAAGACCGACAATCATGTTCTCGAATACATCGGCCGCGATGACGGCGATGTGATCTACCCGTTGAACTCCAACACGACGGGTAATCCGTGGTATTGGTCTTTCTGGGCTGATTCGATTCGCCTCTACCCGACCCCAGGGTCGGTCGACACTGTTTACGTTCGGGGGTATAAGGATCCTGCGGCGTTCGGCGCTGGGGTCTCAGACGACACCGAGCCGTCTGATCTGCCAACCCCGTTCCACATGGTTCTCGCTACTTACGGGATTGCGCGTGCTTACGAGCAGCAGGAAGATCCGACGATGTCGGCGCAATACTTTTCGATCTTCAACCAGGAGTTGGAGAACCTTCGTGCCCGCTACGAGGACATGCCTGCGGCACAGCCGGTCAGGTTGAACAGCCGGTCGGTGTCGCGGTGGATGTCGCAGTCGTACCTGCCGAATCGGTTGCGTTATTCGTGGGAGCTGTAGGTGGCCTCCACTACTTGGAAGCTTGAGGCCCTTGAGGCTTTCACGGGTGGTCTGAATCTTCGTTCCGACCAGTTCAATCTGGCCGATAATGAATCTCCTGATCTGCTCAATGTTCTCGTTGATCCGCGTGGCGGCATCCGTCAACGTGATGGTGTGGACCGTAGGAATACGACGGCGTTGAGTGCCGACATTCAGGGCATCTGGGCGTTGCACACTGATGGTGGCACCAATCAGGTCATGGTCAACTACGGCACGGCGGTTGCCCACAGTGCGACGGCGAACTTCACCGACCTGACCGGTATCACTTCTCGGACGGACGGCAGCCGCGTGTACGGCGTGACGATGAACAACATCGCCTATGGGGTGTCCTACGACCAGGTGTGCTTCAAGTGGGACGGGACGACAGCAGCCGATTTGGGGGTCACGTTCGGGTCTGGTGGCAACAGGCCGCAGGCCCAGTACATCGCAGCGTGGAACAACTTTGCGTGGGTTGCCAACACCTACGAATCGGGAACGAACCACAAGTACCGTTTGCGATGGTCGAACGCCAACGATCCTGAAACGTGGACGGCCGCCGACTATGTCGACATCGACAAGGGCGACCACGGTGACTACATCACGGGGCTGTGCCCGATGGGTGACCGGCTGCTGGTGTTCAAGTCGAACAGTGTGCATGCCGTGTTCGGCTTCGATTCTGATTCTTTCCAGGTTGTGACGTTGAGCAACGATGTCGGGTCGGTTCCGTTGTCGTCGCCGGTAGCGACCCCGTTCGGGGTGTTCTTCTGGTATGCCGACCAGGGCGCCTACCTGTACAACCGTGAGGGGTTCGTCTGGATCTTCGACAAGATGTCGCCGGCCGTGGACGACGGGCGCATCTCGTTCACCACGAATCCGCAGCTCGGGTGGGGGAACAACAAGCTGTACGTTTCGGTCGACTGGACGGAGGGCGGGTCAACGACCCGTCGGACGTTGATTTACGATCCGACGATTGCCGGCGGGGCCTGGATAACGACCGATATTGATGCTGCGGCCATGTATTCGTACCGGCCACCGAATGATTCTTCAACCGTTTACGGGGCGTGTGTCGCCAACACGGGCGTGTTGGTCGACGTTGAAGACGAACAGAACCGGTCCACGGACAGGTACGGGTCGTCAGCGGAAACGCACATTTCGTCGTATTTCGTTACACGGTGGGTGTCGGGCAAGAATCCGATTGTGAAGAAACGATGGGGTCGGCCGAGGATGGTCACCTCCGCTGAGGCGACCATTTCGTTGCCTGTCTCGGTTTTCAAGGATTACGACAAGTCTGCTGCCACTGGCAGCTTCAATGTGAGCATTTCGGGGAAAACGTCTACTTCGTTGTGGGGGACAGCCAAATGGGACGACGGTGATGACACGTCGCCGTATTGGGCGGCGTGGGATGCGATCTCGCGTGATCTCACCGCTGTGGTGCTGAATCTGCCCACACTCGGGACAGCGAAATCTATAAGTGTGAAAGTAAGCGGTCCAACTTCCAACAACCATTGGGAAATGAACGCTTTGGCTTTTGCCTACACGCCCAGGAGGCTCCGATAGATGGCGACACTGGCCGTTACCAACTCGTTCTCCGCCGGTACCACGATTGTGGCCGCGGACATGAACCAAAACTTTGACGATGTCGAAGCGTTCGTCAACAGCACCCCTGGGGTGATCCAGAACAGCATTGTTGACGCCAAGGGTGATCTGATTGCGGCAACCGGTTCGGATGCCGTTTCCCGTCTGGCTGTGGGCACCAACACCTATGTGTTGACGGCTGATTCGGCGGAAGCGACGGGTCTGATCTGGGCTGCACCGACGACAGGTGACATCACGGGGATTACTGCCGGCCTGCTGATCGATGTCACCTCGGCGAGCGGCCCAGTTCCCACCATCGATGTGGACTTGTCCGAGGCGTCTACTTCCACCTCTGACGCCGATGGTGATTACTTCCTGGTCACTGATGCGGCCAGTGCCCAGTACAAGTTGACGAAGGCCAACATTGCGCTGTCGGGTTTCAACAATGACGGCGGTTTTGCTGCCGGCACGGTCACGGCGGTTACTGGGACAGCTCCGATTGTGGCGACCGTTGGGACAACGCCGGCTATTTCAGTAGTGACCAATGATGCACAGCTCATTCTGAACAACACCGTTTTCAACTAAGGAAGGCCAATGGCAACATATTCCAAAGAGTTCCTGAGTACCAGCGCCCTCGGGGAACCGACCCTCAGTACAAGCACCACGGCGGGGTCACCGACTCCGATCCACCTGACGGGGACGGACACCGATATTGACGACGAGGTGTGGCTCTATTGCTCCAACAGCCATTCGGCTGATGTGGAGCTGATCCTGTTCTTCGGGTACACCAACGGCTCGGTGCCGACCGCACCAGCC